CTTTGATAATTTGATTGGCAGCAATTCTAGTCTCAATATCTGATTTAATTGCTGTCTGTTCAGCTTGAAGAGCAGATAGTCCTACTTTTGTAGTGGGAACAGTTGAAGGTAATAAACCTTTTAACTTGTCTCCTAACTTGTTGGCCACATTTTTAACTGTGTCAGTTACTCCGCCAATTGCTTTGGCCAATCCGTCAGCACCAGTAAGTTTTGGAATTCCAGTAGTGGCTTTTTCTCCGGGCAAAGTTGCCAGTGCCAATCCTTTAGAACTAGACCCTGACAACACATCAGTTAATTTTTGTCCTCTAGCTACTTTATCTAAAATACCAAAACCTTCAGATAAAACGCTGGCTTTAGAAACATTTTTTACGTTTCTTGCAATGTTTGAAACTCCTCGTGCAGTTTTTAATAAACCTAATGGACTAGTATTTCCCCCGCCGCCAAGTACTTCCCCAATGCCGGGTACAATGCCGCCTGGTCCAAATAAACTATTATTCCCGCCGCCAAATATACTCAATGGCCCGGGAGTGTTATCATAATGTATTGATGCAAATCCACTAGGACTATCTTGTTTGACTACTCCAGTTCCATATAACACAGTTTCATAGGCCACAGTCATTTTATTTTCTAGTCCCTTACTCTGAGATTGATCAAGTTGATCATGACTGTAATCTGTAATGATGGGATTTACTAAAATAAATGCTGTAAACTGCTTGCGGTTTAACTGATATATTTCAATTGAATTAAAAAACGGATCAGTTTGCCCGTTGTTTAGGCCAAAGGATGTACTTTCACTGATGCTTGCTCCGGGTTTTTTGTACTTCGAATCTTTGTACCCCGGAGGTATTGATAGTCCGCTGGTATTTTTTCCGTCAACAAAATAATAATTGTAATAGGCTTTCCACATACCTGTTGTTGTATTGTTATTGTCGTCGTGGAAAGTGATGTTGACTGGAGTATAATCTATTTTACTCTGTACAATAGTTTTCTTATTGTACTGATTCATAGTCTCAGTGGACATTTTATATTTAGGAAGGTCTAACATTTTAACCATCAAACCCAATTCTTGTCCGTTTCGTCCTATATACTCTTCCACAATAGGATTTCCATTCCTATTGATATTAAATTTAACATAATATAAAAATCCAACCTTGGGCGCTAGTCTAAAATAATCATCTACATAGAGTCTACTAGCGTGAGAATAGTCTTTGACGTTTGTTGATCCGCCTCCAGTAATAACTTGCCCTAAAAAATTAGTAAATGCGTTTGCCATAGCAATATTTAGTCATAAAAAAAGCCCCATTAAGGGGCTTTCTTTAATTAGGTCTATTAACCTGTAGCCAGAGAACTTAGTGTTCTTCCAACTGTTGCTCCAAGTCCTAGAGGTTGGCCAGATGGTCCTACCTGTAGTGCATTGTCATATTGTATTGTTAATGCAATTTCCATTGGCGTACTTTCTGCATAGGCTAGTTCGTTATAATTAACCTGTTGTAGGTAGCAGCCGTAGATTTCCCATGTTTCTAATACATTAGGTGCCCAATTTGCATTATCGCCGTTACCGCCGTCTAGCATTTCAATTCTTGTTAAGAACTTGTATTCAGCACCTGATGCAGCACTAGCTTGTTCAAAGAAATCAAATTGTTTCTGTAGTTGTTCGCCGACTAGTTTTGTTATGTTACCACCAACATCGTCGCGAACGCTCAATGTCATTGGTTGCCATGTGTGCTTGCCTGCATAGTTAATTTGACTATTATAAACGTGAATTACTTGATTGTCAAATTGAACTTGCGGTCTTTGTGCAGATACTACTTGTTTAGTAAGTTCGGTAGTGGGTTTTGTAACCCCAAAATTTTCTAATGATACTCTGAAGCGATACTTCAGCTTTGGCATTAGAAGACCTTGTGATGAGTTACTCTGTCCGCCACCTGGTAGCGGAACTGTAAATCTGCTTAAACTTGCAATTGCCATCTTATTTGCTCCTTGTCCTGTATATTTACCTATTATAGTCCGGCAGCAATGTCACCAGTATTTTTCAAGCGTAGAGGAATATAAATGAACTCCACTGCCTTAACTGGCTCAATAGCAATGTCTAACCATAGTTCTGAACGGTCAATTCTTGTAGGAGTGTTGTTTGTGTCATCACAGACTACTAAGAAGTCGTACAGTGCTCTTTGTCCTACTAACTCTAATAGGAAACTTTCTGTTGCTTGTTTGATTTCATTACGTGTAATTCTATCATTAGGTTCAAACAAGAATGGTTTGACTAACAATGATAGTTGTCTACGTAGGTACGCTACTAAACGTGCAACATTGATTCTATCTAATGCTGATGCGTTTCTAGCACGAGTGTATTGACCAAAGTTAACAAGACCAGCGCCTGGAATTGTTGCAATTGGATTAATCTTAACGCCTGCTAATACATCGCGTAGGCTTTGTGGTAGTGCAGTAGTTTTAAACTCGCCGTCAACTAGATAACCAACTGATGTTGCATTGTCGACTCCTCCGCGTCTTGTACCTGCTGGTGCAAACCATTGGAAGCTACGTTGATCGCTTAGTGCAATTGTACGTAACATCATGTGGCTTGGCGGAACAACAATGTAGTTGCCTAGATTGTCATTAGTATATCCACTTGGATAGAACATGGCCATGTATTCGTCATAGCTAACTGCGCCATCATCACCATTATCTAGTGCTAACAAGTTGTTGCTACCCCATGCATTTAACGCTGTGCCAGTAGGTGCTAGTCGGAATGGAGTATCACCAACTACAAACGCTGTTTGACCGCGGTCGGTGTTAAATGCAACCATATTTTGAATAGCTTCTGGATAACCTGGAGCTGCAATCAAATTAAAGATCACAGTATCGGTATCGCGGATACTTTGATTTGCATCAATAAGACCTTTTAGTCCTTCAACTACAAATCCACGTTGAGCATGACGACCAAAACTACCACGACCTACTTCATCATTAGGACTTGCAGTAACCCAACGATCTGCAGAGTATGCAGCCATATCTTCGTCGTTATATCGTGCATTATTTCCGCTGTTAGCATCAAGATTTAGGTGTGATGCTACATATTTCTTAACATTGAAACCGCTGCGGCGTAGATTCCACAACTTCATACCACGTGGATATAGTGCAGGATCAGGTGCGTCTGGATCTAGATAGTTGCTGGTCAATAGATCTGCAATATCAGCTGGTGAAGTATCAGATCCAGCGGTTCCCCAACGGGCATCTGCAAATAACCAACCGTCCGGTGTTGTTTGATCACCGGTATTCTGTAGAACCCATTTACCATCCATGCGTACATAGACATCCTGACCATACATTTCAATGTCTGCTGTAGAAATCCAAATATCATTATCAACTAATGGGTCGCCTGTGCTTTGTGTAGTAGGCTCTGCACTAGCTACAATCGGACCAGCTGGATCGGTTAGAGGATAAACATCTCTATAGCCTTTCCATGTAGTTCCATTGTGAACCATAATATCGACTTCGTCGACTACAGAACTATACCATAATTGTCCGTCAGCTGGATCGGTGTAAGGCTGTTCTGCCTTTGCTTCAAATACCAAAGGTTTCCAATTTGATGCTTGGAATGTGATATCTCTTGGATCGTATCCGGCTTTTATATATAAATTCTTCGTACCAGTTTCGACTCCAGTTTCTGCGTCTCTGCTCCATGCTGAGAATCCTAAGAAACTAGTCAACGGTGTGTTTGTTCCGTTTTTAAGATTAAACTGGCCGCCTCGGCTATGTTGGATAGTTAAACTAGTCGGTGTTGAACCATTGTAAGTTGCAGCAGATGCAGTTACAAAAGTCAAACTAGTTGAACTGTTAATTTTTTGTATAACACTGGCAACAGTATCCCCAAGATTTAGAGTAATAGTTGCAGTTGCACTGTAGTTTGCAACACCGTTAGTAGATGTAGTTAATCCTTCAGTGATACTAAATGTTGCAGTAGAAGCAATAGTAGCAGTTGTTGCTACAGAAGTAATTTTTGTTGCTCCTGTGGCATTTCTACGCCATGCATTGAATACTACTAGTTGAGGACTTGATGTAGTGCCAACTCCCATTCCTGCATTGCTCTGAATAATAATTTTTCCAACTGCAATATCACCGGTGCTGCTTAAATCATTTGTAGCAGCCTGTAGTTCGTCATAGATAGCTACACTTTGTAATGTAAATTCAGCAGATGCCGAACTGTACAATTTAACGTACCAGTCAGCACCATTATTTGGTGTAGTTGTTTTAACATATACAGATCCAGTTGGATTTGTTGAAAAGTCTGGATATTTGTAGTGAGGTCCTTGGAATAAAGCAACGTTAGCTGATGTACCTGCAGAAATTCCAATGGCATCTAACATAGCAGTAAGACCAGTACCAGCGGCAATTGTTATTTTTCCGTCGGCAGTAGTGCCGTTAGATTTAGCAGTTGCATCAGCATATAATTCTAAATAACCGCCGCTGTTAACTTTTGCACCAACACCGCGTTGGTACATTTGTGCATTAATACTAGATGCCATTGATGTAATATTAACACCACTTAATGTAATAGTTTGACCATTAATTATTAATGTGTTTCCGTTGTAACCAGTTAGATTAGGGCTAGATTTAGTAGCTGTTACTAATGGGTGGCTGGTTTGCCAGCAGGTGCTTGAGAATGTGCTAGTAGCATTGAAAGAAGTTTCAACGTTGCTACCAACTATAACCCATATACCGTTAGAGTTTTTATACCACACGCCCATGGAATTTTGACTAGTTGCAATAATAGCATAATCACCGGAGCTACCGTAACTCGGTGCTGGGGCTTGACCCAGACCGCTAACTGTAGCAGTTGCAAAATTGTCGTTATTAATAACTAGCAATGTTTTATTTGTAAATGCAGCGTCAGTTTTATTCCACTCAAACACGCCCCATTTTGTACTTGCGGTATCAAGCCAGTATGTTCCGCCAACTGGGTCGCCAACTGGTACACTAGCACTTGGTGAAAGGGCAGCTAAGTCCATGTCTGCACGAACAACATAGGCTCTTGAACTTACACCCAACACGCTGTAGGCAGCTTGTAGTCCGTATTCGTTTAATTCTCCGCCATGTACAGGATTACTACTGGCATCAGTGTAGAACAATGGAGTTCCAAATGTGTCAGTTAGATCGCGTTGGCTAGTTATCAAATAAACTTTACCGGCATTAGCAGGATCTGTTCCTACTGCTAAACCTGTTCCGCTGGCGTTTTGCTTGTTGGCAGCGGATGCAACAAAAATCATTGGTACTGTAGAAGGCGCTGCTGGTAAGTAAAAACTTTCATCGATTACGCTGACTTGTACACCTGGTGAACTTAATGCCATCTTGTTATCTCCCATAAATGGTTTCTTCTTGTATATTTAGTGAGAATGGTTAAAAAATCTCGGCTTAAATACGGTATAAAAGGGATTAAAAAGGGCGGTGTATGAGAGATCTATGTAAAAAATGTCAGCGTAGACCTGTTGCTATCAATTACAAAAAAGCAGATAGGGTATTTTACAGATCAATATGCGATCACTGTGCAAAAGACTTTAAAACAAATCGTCCTAGTTGGATAAACACAGGATACAAAAAGAAAACTGTATGTGATAGATGCGGGTTTAAATCAGAGGACACTAATCAATTGGACGTTTATCACATAGACGGCGATGTTAAAAATTGTAGATACGAGAATCTAAAAACCGTCTGTGCAAACTGTCAACGATTATTACACAAACTTAAACTTCCTTGGAAGCGGGGAGATCTGACACCAGATTTTTAATCTGTTGAAACATGTTGTCGATAGTAGTGTCATTGTTCACAGTATGATCAATATTGCCTCCTACCCAAGCTGTTTCACTGGTGTGTATACCCAGCCGTTCTAATTTTGATATGCTCAAAGACCATGTAGAGTTACCGTCAGGCCCGTGATTTGCTGATAATGCAGCATCATACCAATCGGGGTCAACGCCTCGCTTGATACGTACTACCAAGCCCCCAGCACTGTGAATAGCTTTAATTTCGTTGGGAAAACGGACATCGCTAATAACAATGTTGTCTCTAGTTTTTCGCATTTTATTTTCTAAACTAGCAATCCAAATGTCATCGTGAAAGCCTTGGCGGCAAACTTCAGTGCCCCATTGTTGCAACACCCATCGAGGAGTAAGTTCAGGTATGCCAAGACGTTCGCTCCACCATAGATCGATCTGTTCTCTCCATTCACGAGCTTCTGCTGTACGGCCTTCTAGCAAGGTTCTGTCCCAGCCAAATACCTGTGCTACAGCATCTTTTAGTGTGTTAGCAAATGAGTCACGTCTAAAACCGTGACAGTTAACTAGATAGTCTGCAGCCGTGTCTTTGCCGCTGCCAATAAATCCAACAAAACCAATAATCATAGAGCCCCCTAATGCCACTATAATTTATTACATTTACGTTACGATGTCAAATTTTTATTAGCCGATTACAAAAGACATTGGAGTTTGATTGTCTTTATAGTTGATTAGATCTAGTTCTAATTGTTCCATTTCAGCTTTGCCTTCAGCTTTAAGAGCTGTACCGTTCAGCTGTGTGCCGCCTTGCGGACTAGCAATAGTAGCAAATTTTTCACGGGCCTCTCCCAGCATTACTTTACAGTTAGCTAGAGCATAGTCTTTAACCCATATTCCGGAATAAGTGTCTTGGAACAATGCAAAATCAGGTTTTTGATTGTACATCCAAAGTAGGACATTTTCTTCACCGCGTGGCCGTTGAGTAATTCTTAGACGTTTATATGTAGGATTCCAGTCAAAATTAATGTAGGAGCCAAACATTTTACCAACTTCTTTTTGGTAGCTAGAGAACATATAATATGTTGACAAGCCGCCCATGTTGGTGCTGGCCAGCAAATAAGTGTTAGAGTAGGCTAAGTTGAACGGTTCAAACAATGTGCCACCATCCCCGCCGCCTGTACGTGAACCAATACTGCGTCTAAAAACTTGTCTAACTTGTATTACTTCAGGAGCTAGGGTGTATTCATTAACGTCAGTTTGTAGGGTTAAGAATCCAAAACTTTCTTCTACAGCGTTACTACTGCGTTGACGATACTTCATTAGGGAACGGTCAATTGCGGTATTGTAGTGGATAGGATCCAACTCTACATCGATCATTCCGTCGCCTAGCATAGCACGGATATAGCCGACTACTTTTTCTTTTTCTGTTTCAAGTTCGCTCATACAGATATTTAGCCATAAATATACAACTATGCCAAGACTATCTCTTTACCGCCCAGAAAAGGGCAACGATTTCCGCTTGCTCGACCGTGTTATTAACGAGCAGTTTCAAGTGGGCGGAACTGATATTGTTGTACACAAATATCTAGGACCACAAGATCCAGATGCTGCCGATGCTTCGCCTTCTACTCCTGTGAATGGCAATGCTATTGCTGAATTAGGAATTCAAGATGTATTATTCATGGAAAATAGAGATAGAAAATATGACAAAGATGTGTATGTTACTCGTGGAATTTATACCATGCAGGACATTGATTTTAATCTAAGTCAATTTGGATTCTTTCTAACTAATGACAATATTATGATCACGTTTCACTTACGTGCTACTGTAGATCTTCTTGGTAGAAAATTAATGAGC